GTATATCATTCAAAATCCAAGACGGCCCTATCAAAGAAAACGGCGTGAACGGCTGTCAGGTGGATACCTTGATTCATGCGGCTAAGATTATCATTGATGGTCTAGACAAGAAATTCCCTTGCATGGAAAACAAAATGGCATCGCATGGTTTGCAATCCGCATTGTGGGCATTAGAAAGCCGAAAGGCTAATCGAGAAGCTAGAGGCGTAGAGGGGACTAGCGAGGCATGAATAACGATTTGATGGGCATATTATTCTTGGCGATGAATTTATTTTCCCTACTTGTCGGCGCAAGACTTGAGCGCAATCGATGGGAAAGCAAATCGGATCAACCACAAATGGTGTCAACTTCTACCGGGCTTTACATTGTTAAAAGGGATGTGAGATTTAAGGACTAGGCATTTATAAACTTTATGGGGATTTGAAAGTAGTGAATTATTTAAGAGGGGACTAGCAATGTATAAGTTCTTAAATCGGCTTTACCGGGCTTATTGGATTGGCTGGACAAATCACCAAAGAAACCTAGCCAGCTTGAAGAGGAATAAAAAATACAGCCCTTGGATGGGCTCATGAAAGAGGAACAAAATGGCCAACATATTCGAAAAAATCCCCACGCTAAACTGGGAGGAATTAAATGGAAAATCTCTACAGATACACACATCAAAAGATACAGATGAGCTCATGGTGTTTGGGGTCGAAGTGACAACCGGAAAGGCCTACCTATTGGCTTGCGATCGTATTAAAAATAAACTGACTAGAACGCCAGAACCATATGATGGTGATCCATTAAGAAAGAGATGAATATGGGACTAATACCACCGAAACCTCCGATGACCCCAGCAGAGATTAGACGCCGAACACAGCAGCTAAAGATACCACACCATCCAGTTGAGCCGGTAGTTCTGAACAAACCATTCTCATTCAAACTACAAGTGGCCAAGGCCGTTAGATGGATTCTTAAGGGATTAAGAAAGAGATGATGATTGACTCTTTGATGCTTTGGAACTGTTTAATTATGCTTACAGGTTATTGTATAGGCTTTTTATTGGGTTATTTATCTGGAAGGCTTGAAAGAAAATGATTAAGAAATACCTGATATTCGCATACGACGACCATTACCCTGACGGGGGAGTATGTGATTTTTACAAGTCAGTAGACAGTCTGGACGAAGCTCAAGAGATAGCAGAAAGCCTGACATTTGATAATATCGATATCGTAGAACACTCAACAATGAAGCTTATTAAATCAATTGATGTCTACGAACTCAATCGCCAAAAGGCCATCAAAAATGGCCTACGATAATACAAACGAAGGTTAAGAAATATGAAGCCAGAACTTAGAGAGACAGTTAAAAGGGCTACGTTTGAAATATTAGATGCTTTAGACAAAGAAGGGATGATGCTTGATGAATTTTGTGAAGCATTAGTATGTATCAACACAACTATGGTAGCGCATGTCTTTAGGGGAGACAGTGCAGGCAGATCCCCTCAAACATTTCTCGACAAGGTTTTAATACCAATACTTAGGAACCATACGGGAATATTGAAAGGTGACTGATGAAGCCAACGAGGAAAAAAACCTTCTACCTAAATTTCTGTCGTAAACATCAGCACAGGGATGGGTATGTAAAGATACTAGCGCCGTCATACGATGCGGCTTATATGGTAGTAGTAGCTAAGTTTAATATGGATTGGCAGCAGATAACTGAAGAAGATAAATTTAACAAGGCCAAGTTCTCTAAAGGGGAAATCATGGTCGTGGAGGTTGGTTAAATGAAAAAAGGACAAAAAGGAAACCAAATGGGAATTGTAATTTGCGGCTGTGGTGGAACCTGCAAATTCCAAGGGGACGTTGGCGAGATTGACGAATGGAAGTGCAAAGAATGTGGTACTGTTTATGGATTAGCGAAGAAAGAGGGTAAATGATGGATGACCACATAACAAAGCTTTTTAATAGATACTCGGCAGCTATGAACCGATGGGAAATAGCATTTAATGCCAATAACGGCAACATGAGCAAGATAGAGAGAAACCTTTCTAGGAAAGCATATTCGGCCTACCATGAATGGAAAACTGCGCTGTGATAAGCCATCATTGGAGGCATTTTGCATTGCAGTTAATTTTCGGCGGTGCATGGTTATTGTGGGGATACCCTTGGGGGAATTTGGCAAATGCTTTTTTGGTTTGTTGGTTGATGGTTTCTTTGGGGGATTTCATGCAGAGGAAAATTGATAAATGAATGAGATTCAAACAGTTAAAGCTACCGTAAGATGGATTTGCCCCAGTTGCCATTCTCATAATGAGGGCAAGACTAGATATGGGGTTTTTACTAACTTCGTTCATTGCCCCTATTGCAAAACAAAATCAATTGTGAGCACAGAAGAGGAAGAGGAAAATGTATAACTATAAATGTAAAGTCGTGCGAGTCGTAGACGGCGACACAATCGACGTAGATATAGATTTGGGGCTAGATGTCACTCTGAGGAAGCAACGGCTTAGGCTGGCAGATATAGACGCCCCAGAGCGATACCATGAAGATGGGGATAGGGCCACAACATGGCTAAGGCACAAGCTCTTTTTTAGGGAAAAATTAGAAGATGAGGGGGTATGTTATATTCAGACATATAAAAAAGGTAGTTTTGGCCGGTATCTTGCTACAATCTGGCTAACAGAGGATGACTATGATGGGAACCTAATATCAACTACTTTAAATGATATGATGGTTAAAGAAGGCTACGCCGTCCCATACGTCAAAAGAAAGACTTAGATGAAACAGAAGCAGGAAAATAAGCCCCAGATCAAAACAACACGGAGCAAAAGAGGATCATACCACGTAGTCAATATAGAACACTTACCAACGGGTATAAAAGTGGAAGGGGAGGGGAAGGTTTTCTATCGCTTGAAGCTGGATCTCATATCGGAGCTTAATAAGCTAATTGCGGATAGCGGGTACAAGATGATTAAAGAACTTGCTAGCCCAGACGAAATCAAATCGAAGTTGCATAGCTAAGTCAAAATCGGTTGATACTTGACCAACTATCAAGCAATCCCTATTCTTCAGCCCCTTTTCTTGGACAGGGTGAGTGATAACTCTAACATCGGTGGAATATTTGCAGACCATCGAAGACCAATAGATATCATCGAATCTACCGGGTCCTAGAAGGCTATTAGTTTTTTGGAAGCCTAGCATAAGGTCTTCAGGAACAAAGTTTTTTTTCTCGCCAAGGTCGATTTGATGACTAAGGCCAATAACATTGTATCCATGGCGTTGCAGGCTTATCATTATGGGTCTTCGCCCAGGCACTAGCTCAATATCAGACGGCCCAATTATGTGAGACTTATTAAATCTTGATCGACGAATTGAGTTATCCATATTTATAAAAATAGTTTTTTTACGTCGATAGATACTCATTAATACCCTTGGTATAGTTTCTTGCACTTCACACAAGCCTTTGCTTTTATCTTAACCCCATTCTTTAAATATGTAGTTCCAACTGTGATGACTTCATGATCGCACATGATTTGCTTAAAAATGATATATGTCACTGCAAATGGGTATACTGTTACCATTGTAACAAAATACATAAATCCTTTCTCTTTTTTAGTTCTTGGCTTGAATTTACTGTCATTTGGAAAATGAAATACGTTGCTATTGTCCATAAAAGTCACCTTCTTTAAAAGTTTTGAAATCTTCTCGTTCATACTCCCTCACGATGTATTTTAGGTCTACAAGAAAGTTACCATTTCTCGATGTAGATATTATTCGGCCAATATATTTATAAAACGTATCGTTCTTTTTGGTGATTAAAACTTTATCACCCGGCTTTATGAACGTATAATCTAACATGATTTACTCACACGTCGGAGGTTTTATGAGTTGGGAGCTATTTAATCCTTTTCAGCGATTGTTTTGCTGTATCTCAGTTTTAATATTAATTTCTCAAGGGGCGGTTATATACACCCAACATTATAACAAAAAGGAGATTAGCTTCTCTTGTCCTAAAATCCCTCCTCAACCGAGGCCCAGAAAGGTTGATCTATCCGGCTTGAAGAAGATTAGCTTGAAGATTGATGCAGTCCTTAAGAGCAATAAAAATCTGAGTCGAATACTTAAAGATCAAAAGAAGCTAGATAGAATTACAAAGGATCATAAGAAGCTAGATAAAATCATCAAGAACCAATGGAAAGTTGATCGAATAATACAAAGGCTCGATACATGGGGTGTAGAAAAATAGATATACTGAATACTAAATTGTTATGATATTCCTATAACTACATTAAAACTATGGATGTGAGGGGACAATGAGAACAAAGTTAATCTCTTGGTTTGCTGTTAATTATATTTTGGGCTTTATTCTAGCCTTGTCATTATCATGTGAGAAAGAAAAAACTCGTGTGACTGATGATGGGCAAACACAGTTCCCAGTACCATCAAGGCCAGTTCCTCCGCCCGTTGATAATAACCCGGATTTCGTAGCTTTCGACAACTTAGAATCAAACTTGTTGTTGGATATGAACACGATACCAAGTCAAGACAGGACATCGACTAGGTATCTAATTCTTTGTGATAAATTTAACGAGAAGACGGGTAATATTGGGGTATATGCTGGCGGGGTCAATAAAGCACTGAACCATTTAAGCTGGGAACGGGATATAAAAAACACAATTGCCGCAGATCCTAACTCTTGTATCTTTCGCTTAAATCTTGATGACTACGATCTAACGGCGCAGGATTGGAGGCTGATTGAAAGATCTGACCCCTTCAAGCTGGAAAGTTTTACTACAAGAGGGCTTCTCTTGAAGCAGTTGAGTCAAACGGCCCGATTATGGATACACGCCCATAATTTTATCAACGTATCTCATAACAACGATACCTATTATCAACTGTTAGATATCCCAAACACAGTATTAGGTTTTCAAGAGCTATTCGGGGTCAATAACCAAGCCGACTTTGACAACTTTGACAACGATCTATTCCTATTAGGCTTTTTTGGCTCACCTATAAGCCTTCAGAAGAATCGGTTACTTCAGAGGAATGACGGGGACGATGGCCCAGTATGGTCAACTTTTGATACATTAGTTGATGGAGCTGTAAACGCCCAAAAAAATCTATTCGAAAACCCTTTTCCTCTAGCGGCTAGATCCCGCAGGGTCTTCGTAGCGGATGGATCGGAATATATAGCAACGCTGCCAAATGGGCTTCATGCTTATGCTCTATTCGATGCTAACGACCAAATTATCACGGAGGCCCCGCTTAATTTGGTTATTGATATTAATAACGGCAATCTTGATCCTACGATCAGAAATAGCCTTAGCTGCATGAAATGCCACAGATCTGGGGCACTTGCCGCAGACGATCAGATAAGAGATCATATTGCCGGTAACTCTTCTTTCGGCGCTCTCGATTCGCAGTTAGGCCAAGCATACTTTAGGAGCCCTGGTGCTAATGCTGCAATTTTTAGGCAGGATCAAGCTAGGTATAAGGAATCTATGGAGAGGATAGGTATAAATACGAGCGATGATGATCCAGTAAATCTTTTGACAAATACGCTTAGAAACGAATGGAGCGTTAAGCAGGCTGCTAGTTTCTATTTCCTTAAAGATGAAGAATTTATAGAGTGCTTAGAAGGCAGCGCAGACGCTAAAGAACAGATCGGTCAATTATTAAATGGTGGGACTGTATCGTTTGACCAAATGGTAGCTACTAACCCGATTCTAATTCGGGATTGTAATTTATTTCAAGACGATATTAACGGATAAGGAGAGTAAAAAATGTTCTACGCTTTTATTATAACACTTAGCTTTTTGACGGTTGGTTGTGGTGGGAGCGAGACAATTATAGAAAAGCAAGCCCCGGCACCCGCTCCAACTACTCCTCCAGCAAACCCAGGTAATGGCGGCGGGGCTGGCGGCGGCGTCGGCGGCGGCGGCGGGGCGGTTAATTTTGCTGGGACCATCAAGCCCATGCTCAACAAGTTTTGTGCTCAAAGTGGCTGTCATGCTGGGGCCGGGTTTATTCAGACAGAGGCCGCTTTTTTAAATTCACGGAGTAAAATAAGGGTTGGAAATGGAACTATGCCGCCACAATATTCGCCGAATTACAACCAATTTACACGAAAAGAAAAAGCTCTTTTCTCTGCTTATTTTGATAGTAATTAATTCGGGCTGCATAAATACGGTCACTGAGGTATCTAAGGACCAGTGGAACTACTGCCACAAGACTTGCGGCATAGGGCGGCTTCACTCGGCAGGTATGGACTGGTTCAACGGCGAAGAAACTTGTACCTGTATCGACAGGCTTCGATATAGGATGGAGCCTATTGAGCGCAGATAATAAGGGAGATCATAAAATGAAAATAAAGCGGGATTGTGAGCATTGCCTGAAATCATTTGAAGTTGACCATTGGGAAGTCACCCGGAAAGGCAAAGGCCGATTTTGTGGGCGACCATGCGTTTACAAATGGATGACCAAGCAGTATAAACTAAAAAAAGCGAAGTCTTAATAATATGGCCGAGGCAAGGGTTATCCTACCGGCCCCACATTCGGAAATTCAATCCCTTATTATGAATTCGGCTTTTACTCCGGATCTGCAAGAAATGTATGTAGCTTGTGGAACTAAATTCGGGAAGACGATATCAGGCGTTGCCAGTTATTGCGCTTTGGCCCCTGTTCTGAGAGAGGGCATTATCAGGCATGTGGCCCCGATATATTCTCAAGCAGGCATTGGCCTTAGATATGCGACGAAGTTCCTTCCAGGCGATCCTTATACCACTGTCAACAAAACCGCTCATACGATATCTTTTAACCAACGGGGCCGAAATCAGATAGTAGAGTTTTGGCATGGTCAGCAGCCCGAGTCCTTGGAAGGCGACGGGGTTATTTTCTATTTGCTAGATGAAGCCAGCAAAATGAAACAACAAGTCTATGACTCGGCTCTAACTACAATGACAGTCACCAAAGGGATTCTATGCGCTACCTCCACACCTAGAGGTAAACAGTCATGGTTTTATGTTAAATGCATGGAAGCCCAAGCGGAGATGGAATGGTGCATCAAGCGGGGGAAGAATCCGACAAAGATCTTTCTTACAGCTCCAACTAGCGCCAATCCTCATGTATCGCCAGATGTGATAGCTAGAAACAAGAAAAATTTACCATCAAGATTATTCGAGCAATATTATTTAGCACATTTTGTGGACTCTGGGGAAATATTCCCTTGCTTCAGAGATGCCATTGAAGGCGAACCGCTTCACTTCGAGATGGAATCGCAATTGTGGTTAGCGCCAGAAGCGGATAAACTAGAAGATATAGTCATAGGGGCCGATTGGGGGAAGAAGGAGGATTACGCCGTTTTTACGGCTTGGTGCGTTAAAAAAAGGCGTATGATTGGCTTCATGAGATTTCGAGGCGTCGATTATATTAACGCCATTAAAAATCTTCTATGGTTCGGTCAGCAGTTTGGGCATATCCTCCAAGTTTGGCATGACAAGACGGGGCTTGGTGAAGTTATCGATGATGCTCTTAGCAATACAGAACTCCCGTACGAGGGTGTTATTTTCACCAACAAAAGCAAAAGTGCAATGGTCAATGCCATGATGATAGCTTTCCAACGGAGAGATATTCATTTACCGAATTGGCCTGATATGATCGAGGAATTAGACGCATACGAATGTAACTTTTCCGATGTAGGGAATATGAAGTATGCAGCTGGAGAAGGTTTTCACGACGATATAGTTTCGAGTATGTTTTTAGGCTGGGCGGCACTGGAAGAATACGCCCCTTCTAGCTTAGAAGTTATTTCACTGGATGAGCTAGAAAACCTAGATTTACAAGCAACGGACTTCAAAGCAGCCGATGAAGATTTTTATTCATGGCTGGGAAAAGGTTAAAATATGGCTAAAATTGCCAAAAAGAAAACCCATTCTAAGGTCATTCAGATGCCTGAAGCTAATGGCCCCATAGGAAAGGTGAAACATCTAGATACTGATGTATTCGGCCAAGACGATGGCAGCGGTGTATGGGACTCTGAAATAAAAGCTTTCATGGAAGCGCAGACTTTAAAGGGTTTATTCTTCAATGAAGACTGGGTATTCATGCTTCTGGATCTGATAGCCGAAGCTGTTTCATCTCAGCCGATGGTTATTAAAAAGGCTGTAGGAGAAGAGAACGGTAAGGTCATAGAGGAGACTGTTGACAATCACCCAGCTTTGACCCTTCTTAAGCACCCAAACGAGTTTCAAGAGTATGCATCGTTTATCTATAACTACACTGTCGAGCTGGACTTGATGGGCAATGCCCTTCTGTTCTATGCCAGGAATCGTCAAGCTATGATGATTATGCCAGCCGAGTCAGTAAACCTTAAGTATGACCCCAAAGGCAAACTTGAAGGTTATTACGTGCTGAATGACTTGGGAAGAAGTGATTCAAGAGATGCTACATTCTTTCCAACCAAAACTATTTGGCACCAAAGAAGACCGAATCCAAATTCGGTCCACTATGGATTATCGCCATTCGTGCCAGCAAGAAAAAATGTCCTTTTCAATCGTTATACCCAGGATTGGTTGAATTCGTTTTATTTGAAAGGTGCAACTCCTACCGTCGCCCTTTCGATGGAAAAGAATACAGATGAAAAATCAGCATTAAGATTTTTAAAAAGCTTCGAGATGGCCTATACAGGCCGAAGGAATATGCGTAGGCCATTGGTCTTGCCGAAAGGCGTAAGTGTCGAGAATCTTTCACCTTCTGTAGCGGATCAGCAGTTAATAGAACTCATAAATAAGAACCGAGAGAACATCATAAATATCTTGAGAGTTCCAAAACACGCCTTGTCATTAGCTGAGTCTGGTTCTCTCGGATCTGATGAACACAAGCAAGCTTTAAAGTTCTTTTGGACTTCTGCGATTATCCCAACACAAAAGAAGATAGCCGACCATTTCACAAGGAACTTTAGAGCTAATCAATTACTTGAAGAAGATGAGCGACTAGAGTTTGATAACTCAGAAGTTGAAGTCTTACGAGATGATCTGATGAAGAAAGCCGAACTATCAGAGAAGATGCTTGCCATATGTACGCCCAACGAGATTAGGAAAGACATTTGGGACAAGGAGCCAATTGAAGGCGGTGATTCTCTCCAAAGCTCACAGCAACCACAAAGCCCATTCTCATTCGGTGCTCCACCAAGTCAAGAGCCTAAGCCAGAGCCAGAGGTTGAGACAGAAGAGGACGAGACTAAGGCCCTGATAGACGACGACGATTTAACTTTTCAGGCTAAGGACTATCGGGAAGGTGTCGTCAAAGCTATCACCGACAAATACACGGACCATTTAGAAGTGAGAGCAAAGCAGAACATTGAAGTAATCGAAGGCCCAGGGGAAAAGGCGGTTGATCTATGGAAGGGTATTTTACAACAATGGAGCAAGGGAGCTGTGAAGCTTGTGATGAAGGAGCTAAGGAAGGCCCCCGCTCGTCAAAAAGCTGAAGCTGATGAAGTTCCGGTTAAGATTCCGAGCAAGCGAAAGCTTAAGAAGCTCTTAGAAAGTGATTTTACTAAGGCCGAATCCGAATGGTTAGACTTCGTTATTGATGATTTTAATGCGATAGCTGAAGACTCTTATGATGTTCAGGTTGCGCCTATCACTGGAGAGGACAACGTAGCTTCTATTGCTGCCGTTAAGGAGAGGGATACAAAAAAGAGGCGGCGAATCCTATCGGCTAGGGCTGGTAATGCCTTTGCTGATATTTCTAAGACTCAAATCGAAGCTATCATGAAGCTAGTAGAAAAGGGCATAGAGGACCAAACGCCTTTGCGAGATATTGGAAAGCAGATCGAGGAAAGATTTGAGAATATCGGACAGAAAAGAGCCGAAACGATAGCGAGGACCGAGGCATTAACAGCCGTTAGTGTCGGCAAGCAAGCGGCGCTAGAAAACGCTAAAGAAGTCATTGGCGAAGACAATCTTGTGAAGGTTTGGATCAACCTAGGAGATCTCAGGGTAAGAGGAAATCCAGGCGGTGCTTATCCTAACTCAAAGGCTGACCATTGGGTTCTCCAAGGTGAAACAAGAGAAGTTGATGAGCCGTTTACTAATGGCTTGATGTATCCTAGAGATTTAAAGTCAGGCGATCCATCGGAGGTTATTAACTGCCGATGTGATTTTCTAATGGTTCCAAAAGAAGATATCGAAAGCCTACAAACTTAACGGAGTTAAAAAGCATGAAAAATCTTAAAAAAGATCAGACAGCACCACAGAAAGCCGTGGGCGACTTCTTAATAAAAGACGGCAAAGGTAAGCAAGTCATAATTGAGGGATTCGCTAACAAAGCTGTTAGCGATAGAATTGGTGATTTGATCCCGCCCGATGCTTGGGAGCTAGACAACTTCAAGAAGAATCCTATCATATTTTTCAATCATGATAGAAACATACCAATTGGCAAAGCTATTGATACAAAGATTACAGATGAAGGGCTGAAGATTAAGGTGAGGATCTCAAAATCAGATCAAGCCCCTATCCCCTTCATTAGAGACATGATCGAAGAGGGTATATTAAAAACCTTCTCGGTTGGATTTGATGACCATGAATCGGCTTTTAAATCAGACGAAGGTCATAATAGCTTTAAGCGAGCCGAGCTACTAGAGACTTCAGTTGTCACTATTCCAATGAATCAGGAATCGGATTTCGAGCTTGTTTCTTTGAAGTCTGATGGGTGGGGTAAGATCAAAACTAAGTCAGATCTGTCTAGCTGGAAGGATAAGAGCTATTCGACAGTAGTTAGAGAGTGCTTGAGTGCTAAAGGTGCTTACGTTGCAGCCGTGGCCAAGTCTTATATAGACATAGACCCGGACCACTACCAGGATTTCGAAGTCAAGTTTCACGACTATCTAAACGGCGAGAAGCAAGCGGATGATGAGTTTATAGAAGAGTGCGCCGAGAGGTTCTCTGTGTCTGCTACCAGCCTTCACGATCTGAATAAGAAAGCAGATATGGAGGAGGAAGAAGAAGAAGAGGAGGACAAGAAAGAAGGCGAAGAAGAAGAGGAAGAAGACAAGAAGAAGCAAGAGGATGAGGAAGAAGAAGAGGATAAGAAAGAAGACGAAGACGACAAGAAAAAGCAAGAGGATGAGGAAGAGGAAGAAGAAAAGGAAGAGAATAACGACAAGGCAGACTTTCAAGACTGCGTAGCCGGAAAAATTCCTAAGTTTATGGAGGAAGGGATGGAGCGTGACAAAGCCGTCGCCGCTGCTATATCTTCCTGTCAAGAGGGCAAAAGTTGCGACCTTACCCCTTCTAAGGATGACTTAAAACTCTTCTGTGATATCGCCGATAAGTCAGCCAAGGCAGAAGAAGAAGAGAAGAAAAAGCAGGCAGATTTAGGCGAAGGTGAAAGCGAAAGTGTTCCTATCGATGAGAAAACATCAGAATTCGATATAGGCCAACCTAGTATCGACCTGCAAAAGTCTAGCCTTGCTCTCCAAGGGTCCCAACTCGAAACCACAAAAGCCTTGGTTGAGGCTCAGAATAATACCAATGAGCTTTTATCTGCAATGCTAGAAATAATGAAAAATGGCCCGACAACAGTTGAGACTGTCGAAGAATCTAAGGCCGAGGATGAGGAAGAAGAGGAAGAGGACCAAGAAGAAGACCAAGAAAAAAGACTAAAACGAATGGGAGAAGTAGAAAAAAAGATTTCACAGATAGAAAAAATACAAGCCTATCATGAAAAGCTGGATAAGCTAATGGTGTTGTAACGAGCCGCTGCCAGTTTTCTATTACGTTTTAATAGCCGTCGTTGGATTTATCATAAATCTGGCGACGGTTGTTTTTGTTTGTCAATTAATTACATAATGGGGGACCAACTTAAAATCTACGGAAGGATGTAGCCGATGGGCAAAAAAATAGTAACAGAGGCGGACCTTTCCGCAAAAGAAAAAGAACTTGATGACCGTTTTTCTAGAATCGAAACCTTTCAAAAGGAATTCGAAGCTAAAGGAATGGAAGTATTATCTGGCAACGGTGGACCAACTATCCACACACGAAGCCGGGTAGGATCATACGAGCAAAAAATCCTGTCATCTTTTGGATGCAAGGGATTTAGTGACCTTTTACTGGTCAACTCATGCGACGAAAAATTCAATCATGTTAGCATCGAGGCTAAGTCTGCCGTTCAAAACTTAAAAGAAGCTTATGACATTGGTCGATGGATTTCTCAAATGTTCCACGATCAGCCTTTAGACGGCGAGCGGAAAGTAGCCCAAGTCAAAAATATCTTCGGGTCTTATTACGGCAAGGAAGTGTTAGAGCCATTGGTTAAGGCTTTTGATTCAACCGTAGCAGGTACGGGTGGTAACTGGGTCCCAACTGGGATGAGTAACCAATTTATTGCAGAGCACGAGCTAGAGAAAAAAGTTGCTACGATGTTTCGTGAATTGCCAATGCCAACTAACCCTTGGGATCTCCCAACGGCTGGTGGAAGAACTACAGCCCGCAAGATTGCGGAAGGTGCAACCCTTAGTGGAGCTAACTTCACAACTGGCAAGATTACGTTTTCAGCTACAAAATTAGGTGAATACTACCCAATTCCTACCGAGCTTGATGAAGATTCTGCACCCGCAATTTTGGCTTTAGCTAGGACCGAGATCGTTGAAGCTCAAATTAGAGCAAGAGAGGAAATTATCCTCAATGGCGATACCACAGCAACTCATATGGACGACGACACAGCCGCCCTCCTCCCTGATGTTGCCCAGAAAGTTCAGATCGGACTTCGAAAGAAAGCCTTGGTCAACAGTGCAACAGTGACAGCAAGTTCAGCAGTCACCAAGGTCATTCTTGATAACATGCGTAACGCCATGGGTAAGTTTTCCAACAACCCAAGAGACATGGCATACTTCTTGGGAGCGACTGGCTATAACCAGGCTGTAACCATCGACGAAGTAACCACAGTTGAAAAGTACGGGCCACACGCTTCTATCCATACGGGGGCACTTGCTCAGTACCGGGGAGTTCCTATCATTACCTCGGAAGCGGTTAGAGAGGACGTTGCAGCGACGGGCGTCAATACAGGCGCAGGACCAAACGATAAAGGCGTTGCATACCTAACCAATGTTAAAAGATTCTATGCAGGCGTTAGGCGACCGATTCAAACACGTATCGCAATGTCAGAGCCTGATGATGATTTGTGGAAACTAGCATCCTATCAGAGATGGGATTTCCAAGGTCATGTGCAAAGCGCAAGTGAAGTATCAACCGTTTTAGCGATTGACCTCACTGTGTAAAGATTAGCTTGAAAAAATACTAATATTTATAGGGGCCAGGTATCTGGTCCCTATATAATTATTCGGGCTAACTAAAATGACTGATTTCAAGCTAAAATCGTTTGATACTCAGAACTTCTTGCTTCTTAAGAGTAGGCCCCCTGGTACTTACAAAGTAGTTTTAGAAGTTCAGGGTAATAGTATTCTCTCAACGCTATACATCAAGACTCTTGATGTTGGCGCAACGGTAAAAGCAAACTATTATGAAGATACACTAGGCGGATTGTTCGGGGAGCGTAAAGAACTCCCTGGTCATCCGTTGCAATCGGCGGCATCAACTAACCCAAGCAAAATAACGATTACACCTTTTCATAATTCACCTATTTTAGAGGTGATTGTTACCGGGGGAAACGCCGAGTTTTCTGTTAGAGGTACGGCGGTAAACTCTTTCGCTACCGATCTCGATAGTGCTTTGCATTTAGATGCAGATCCAGGCAACCTTTTGGAAGACAAGGGTCTTCCTGTTCAGTGCTACGATGAAGCAACAGGCGCTTTCTACTTTCTCCGCTGCAAAGAAGGTGCCATAAATATCAGCGGCTCCGTAACTCTTCCGCCTGTTACGGAGAGAGTTTTTGGGTCTTCTCTTGTTGCTGATACATTAACAGTAACACTTATAACGCACTCGCCAGCAACTCTTTCAAAAAGGGTTCAAAGGATTTTAGTTGGCGGTGATGGATACGGCGAATTTACAGTGAAGATAAATGGTGATACTTGGGGAATAATCCGAAACAGTTGGAATGACCGCACCAAGATTGTTGAGTTTGGCAATAAACTAATCACCAATTCTGATACAATAATTGTAGAAGTTACAAATGTCAGTATCGGCAGTGGGGGTTCTTGCACGTATGAGTCTGTAATATATCTAACGGAGGACCCTTAACCATGATGATTACCGCCGAATTAGAAGAATTAGAAAAAGAGAAGGTTTACTTCGCCCATATGATGAAACTTAGAGATTTTAAAATCAAAAAGATCAAGACAGAGCAAGATTTAGTCAAGATCAATGAAGAGATAACTAAGGTCGAATTATCTATTTCAAAGTTACAGGAGAAGTAAAATGGAGTTCAAAGAAGGTCAAGGCATAAAAACCCACAGAGACAACGACCTATCAGGCAAGATCGTTGATGGAGCTGGCGGCGCAACCGCTACACATATTCTATCTATCGTTGAAGACGGTGATACAAAAACTACAGCAAATGATTATGGTATTCCTATCATGGTCGAGAAAGAGGATGGCACCTATTGCGTCCCCGCTGCCGATGATGCTTGTTCATTAAAGGTTGTCGTCGTAGATGAAGTTGATGATTCCAGGGTTCATAGTCATGCAACGCACTCCGGTGTAACAGCGTCTGGAGGCACTAACGATCATGATGGTGCTGCAATTCCAAGTGGCGATATCGTGAACGAGATAGAGTTCATTGCTTCAAGCCCTGGTTGTTTCAAGTATGAGATCGGCGAGTATGACGGTGTTTCTGTCTTCACAGTTCATGCCGTTATTATCACTCAGCCAGCAAGCCCTAGCATTTGTTGCAAGGTATGCTTGCCTGATGTGACTGGTGATGGCTCAATTGTTCTTCGCATTAGAGCAACCAACAACGACGATACTGACAACGATGCTTTCAGTACCATGTGCTATAAGACTCGAACTCCTTAATTTTAAAAGGGCCTAATTATGGCTGAAACTTGGGGAAAAGAAGTTGCCAAGTGGACTAAAATAACCGATGGGGATGAAGACAAAACCGCATCGATTATGACAGACTCCCAAGGCAATGATCGCCTACGAGGTGAAACCCGCCTCGTAGGCGATGATACGCTAGCCGTTGAACGTGAAGCGCAGGTTGTCACACGAAACGATGGTGTAAAAGCACTCGCTGTGGATTCTCGAACGGTGGTAGAGTCCACTTTCGGCTCTAACAGTGTGCCCGATGCTTACTTTGTTATTAGAGATACAGGCGGCGCAGGCACAACTTGGACTGTATTCATTAATGGAACCGCAAACGACCCAAGCAGCCCGCCTGACAGGGATGTACCATCATATACTAAGGTGTTCACTGTTCAGGTATCGGAAGAAAACGATGAAATAGCCTTCCGTGACCGTATTATAACGACTTTGAACCAAGACGTAGCGTTCAAGACAAATTCAGAGCTTAAAGCACAGAGAGCTACCGATAGGGCTATTGTCCATATCTTTAGTACGTCATTTACATTATCAGGTGAATTCTACGAACGATTAGTTCCTGGTGACTTTGCTGTAACAATTGGCGGTGCTCCTGGTGATGGTGTTGTAGTCGTACCATTCGATATTCTTCACACAAGAAACCTACCAGTTGCAACTATCCCCGACTTTGATAGCCCTCACAGGCTTTCTAGATTTGGTGTGACGGGTGACATCAATATATCATTCAAAGATTTGGATGATATATTTATTCAGTATGCTACTGATGATGGCACACCATCCCCCGATGGTGGCGGTACAGGTAGCGAAGACCTTCTTGTGAATGGTTCGCTAGCTACTCCTGTTTTATTCTCGATATCTGCACAAAATGAGACAGACATATTCTGTCAGACTCTTATTTTCAGGTGCCAAGGGAATGGTATCAAGCTACCAAATTTTTTCGCTAAAAATATAGGACTGACTAACGGCGTAGTAGTCGAGATAAAATCAGACGATGTTATAACTACCTTTCTCCCTTTAAGAACTACCTCAGATTTTAAAAATAGATGGGCGGCTCTCTCAGGCACTATGGCTAGCTGGGAGCTTTCGGTAGAAGCTGGCCGTGACGAGGCTGTAGCAATTCTAAACTTTACAAACCCATTTGTCATAAAAGCACAGGGAACGCATGGTGCTGGTAACGATGACTATATTGAAGTTAAGATCCAAGATGATCTCTCAAGTGGCAATTTCTTTTTTGATTTCTTAGTTAGAGGATTCGAGGCCGAGCCATGACAACTAGCGTGACGCCACAGAGCGTTAAACTTCTCCTTGCTAAAGGCGAAGCCGATAGCGACTTGGTAACTGGTATTGCTGATATTGTGATAAAAGTACCCGGTACATTTGGTTTAGATCAGCATGGTAATTTACTTAAGGGAAGAACCATAGAAGGCGGTTTTGGATGCTTTAGCACTCAAGAAGCCGGTGATTATTTGACTATCGAATTGAGGGATGATGACAACCTGTTAGGCTACGGTGCTGGCACAGTTCTAGATGAATTCCATGATACTACCGTACCCGCTGATAATCAGGGTTGGTACTTCATGGGCAGCAACGTCCTAGACCTTAATCCTATTGTTAGTGATGACCCTACAGATTTGCCTTGTGCTATGTACCTGCATATTTGCGGACACAAGGCATCTATTCCTGACCCTGCTCATACTTTCTATATCAACCTGCACTGGGGGGCTCGTATCCGATGAGCGAATGTACTGCTAATCAAGACTGTGATAATCAAATATCCTATAAAGATAAACATCAAGGCCGCCGACGTATTAAGCTGATAGGTCGGAATAAGGCAGTCTGCTTTTTTTGTAAGGTCAAGGTAGAGCCTGCAAAATGATACTACTTTGGACCAAAAACAAGCTACCAGGTTCTAAGCTAATCCGATGGGGATTAAGTGAAGATGTCAGCCACTTCGCTTGCGCCTTCTTTGTCTCTAAAGATAAGGGGTTGGTTGTTCACCAAAAGCTTCACGGCTTCTCTATTGATTGGCTCCCAAAATGGAGAGATAAAAATGATGTAGTTTTCTCTTTAAAGCCAAAAGAAGCTGACAAGGAGAGGGATCGTAAGATACTCCATGGGATTATGAATAGGTTTTATGGCACTAGATATGACGCTTTAGGATTCTTATATTTCACATGGAGAGCTTTTTTATATAAGTTCTTTGGTGTAGGATTGCCGGTAAAGAATAAATGGTCAGAAGAAGAGGAGCCCCTTTGCACTGGCATTGCCAAGATTTTACAAGATGCTCAACCTTTATGGTTCTTTAGGTCGGTGAGAGATTTCGATATTGTGACCCCTCAAAGGCTTTTTAATAACATGCGATCATCGGGGCAATTCGATGATGCAACTATTTTTGACGAAGGATGATTTTATGCAACTAGAATTTTTCAAGAAGAGATTAGGTAATTTCCCCGTACAGTATACCTTCATTGCTGGATCTGCCGGAGTAATTTTATTAAAATGGCAAGAACCCCAAGAAGTCCCCGATGAAATAGCCTATAAAATACTTGGAGAAGCAAGCGATATTATTAGGAAGGTCGAGGCTAAAGAACCCGTTAAGGGCAAAGGCAAGACTCCAAAAGCTAGGCAGTCAAAGAGAAAAAAGGTTGTTGAGAATTTCACAACAGCATAACGAGGTAATATATTATGTCGCTGAAGACCAATGCCCTGTGTTTGCTTGTAACTCTGAAGGACCATTTAGATATACCAGCCGACGATACCTCTTTGGATTTGAGATTGAATAGGCTGATAAATGTAGCCTCTCAATTCATCGAAAACTATTGTGGGCGGGTATTGGTCGAAGCTTCATATGATGAATATCAAGACGGCAGAGCTAGCAACAGATTACTATTAAAGCAATGGCCTGTTATTGGGGGACCCGCAGACGGTGGAACAAAGCCGGAAGTTATCATAGACGAAGACGGCGTTTTTCCTTCTACTGATGCTGTGGACGTTTCTAGCTATTGGGTAGGTAACGATATTGAACTAGTCCGCAAGGGAATGTGGCCGAAGGGTTATAGAAATATCAAGATTAGCTATACCGCAGGGCTTGGCAAAGTAAACACAGTGGCCGGGACTAATACCTTACCTTCAGATTTAGAGCAGGCTTGTCTAGATTATGTAGAATGGTTGCATACAATGAATACAGATAGAAGGATCGGACGAAACACCAAAACCAAGGGTGACGAGTCAGTATCTTTTATTTCGGATATACCGCCACATGTTGCCATGATCTTAGAAAAGTATATCCGGCATGAGTTCCCATCAGATGCGCCTGTTGGGGTTAGGAACGGCTAAAATGATAGATCAGGCATCAATAGAACAAGTTGAATACGAGCTAACAGATGAGGATTGGGAGATCCTTAAACGCTGGAGGCACTTTAAACCCCATGGCGATCAATCCCGCCGATATATCCGTATTAATCAAGAGACTAAGAATATCGCCAAAATCATGATGCATAATTGCCCGCCTTCTAAGGAGCGCAGTATAGCCCTTAGGAAGCTTGAAGAGGCAAGGCTATGGGCTAACCAGGCAATCATGAAGAACGAGGCTGAGAGTTCATGATATCGACTAATGCAAATATTTTAGTGAAGCGAGTCAAGAGCAAGCTAAAGGTGCTTGACTTCAAGGATCGTGAAACCGCTCAGAAGTTTGTCAGAATTGCCCTTTTGCTTGAGAACCAGACAAAGATTAATGTACGCCGTAGGGGCTTAGTCGATACCGGCGCTTTGCTAAACTCAATCACTTCTAGTGTGGTTAGGTTGAAGTCAGATAGCGCCCGTATCGAGTGGGGCTCAGTTGGCGTTAGATATGCAGCAACCCACGAATTTGGGCTAAAGGGGACTATCAACATTCCAAGCCACAGTAGGAATAGATCTGGCAATACTCACACAGTTAAGACACACAGCCGCAAAGTGAATTTTAGGGAGAGGCCATATATCAGACCTTCCCTGATTCAGCAGCGGCGAAAAATCCTTAAAATCCTGATGGGGGATTAGATGGCTTCCCTTGAAAACCTAATTCTGGCAGCCTTGCAAGAGAAGCTTCAAGAGCTGACTTGGCCCAAGGTTGTCGAATATGAGAAAATAAAGCTTCTCTCTACCGACTTCCGAGAACATGAGATGCCAGCTATTCAATTCTATGATAATGGCCGATCTTTTGCCCATGTCCAGAGACGGATTGAGGTAGAATGGAATATAACTATTGAAGTATTAATGAAGCGGACGAGTTCCGATGTCGTTGACCAAGGGGTTCTCTTGGATCGGACAGAGGAGATTGAAAGAAAGATTGGCGCTAACATGACTTTGGGCCTTGATACTAATGACGCTATGATAGGGAATGTGGTACACGTTAAGTATCTAAGCGCTATTACAGATTTGCATACGGTTGAACCGTTTTTTATATCTCTTATGAATTTTTCAGTTAACTATTTTAAGCCGTATACTGGTGAATGCTAAAACATAGGAGTAGAACAATTGGCTAAGAACTTCGCTACGGAATATGCAAAGACCGGAGACTCTATAAGTCTTAATCAGAGCGTTTTTATTGTAGCAGAATCAACAAAAGGAACTTTTGCAGCTCCCACAGATACAGACTTCATCTTTAGTCTTGCTGGGTCTGCCGTTAATCACACTCAACCAGTGACGCCGAGTCCACATAGATCTGGCCGTCATAATACCGATACCTTCGCAGAGAAGAAATCCACAGAGTGGGAGCTACCCACGTTTGTTAATATCGATACGGCTGAAGCTGGCGGTGATACTGCTAGAGAGCCTGGAATGGCTGTCCTATGGAAGTCATTGCTTGGCAACCAGACGGATACAGGCGGCGTTAGTTCTGTTTTTGATAGTTCTGTAGATCCAGATATCACTTTCTCACTGTATGAAAATGGGGATGTCTGGGCGCAGCAAGTAAGAGGATCTTTTGTCGAAAGTTGCTCCCTTTCCGCTCCTGGTGATGGACAGGCTCAATGCTCTTGGTCTGGAGCTGGTGCTGATAGGATTCGTGTTGGTATCGGAAGGTTCACGACTGATTCTAACACTACTAATATAGTTACCATGGGGGTTGTGTCTGAAGCCAAGAGATTTCCGGTCGGAGCGCAAGTGATGATCGTGGAGGACGGGGGAATTATTCGCAGCGCAGACACTCCAAACGGTAGTTACCGTACAGTAACCGCCACCAATACAGCTACTGGAGCTGTAACACTTGACGGCGCTGTTTTAGCAGACGCAGACGGCACCACAGGATCAGGATTCTTTCTAGCCTTTGCCGAGCCCTCAACACCAACAGGAATTTCTAACATTCAGACCGGACTCGTTGGATCAATCTCTATTGATGGCCTTGGCGGATCGGTTGCTTGCGTTAGAAATTTTGAGCTTGCTTTGAATAACAATCATGAGCGAGTAAATTACTGCTACGGTACAGACGGCCTTGCTACTCCATTCTTCGTGGCTGGGGATAGGCTTTCTGTAGAGCTTACAGTTGAGATGAACTTAAACCATTCTACAGTTGAGTGGCTTTATGATCTCGATCAGTTCACAAGTCAGGATATCGATTTTGTATTGGGTGACGTAACCGGAAGACATTTAAAAATAGATCTTCCAAAAATCATCTTCAATATCCCGACCACAACATTGCCTGAAACGGGATCTATTCCATTTTCTGCCGATGGAATCGGATATCAGACAAGTTTAGCAGCAGCAGACGAGGTAACGGTTAGCTACCTCTAAGTTATAGAGTTACGGGGATCTCTTTTTTAAAATCCCCATAATACCCATTTCATTCTAGGAGACGATTTAAAATGGCACTGATTTTAGGCGATAGAGACGAGCAGATTAAAGTTATTTCAAGGGTTGATGCTTCTGTGAGATGTGACGAAGAAGCATATGAAGAGTATCTAAAAAAATTAGATGAGAGTCTTCTAGATCTCGACCCCGACTCAGAGCCGACTAGGTTCGTCATGAAAAAGATTATGTCTCAAGAAGACGATATAGCGGTCAAAAACGAGACTCTGAAGGTGGGTACGGACGGGACACCTTCCATACAGCTAGGCTTTATGCAGAAGGAAGTCCAAGTATCACTTTTGAGGATTGAACAGCCTGAGTCATTGCCAGAAGAGAGCAAGATTAAATATAAGACGATTGCTAACAAGGTTGACTCTGAAACCATCTCTTGGCTAGATCAAGTGGGAGTCTTAAAAGACCTTTACACCGCTAAGCAGAAGGCAGCTACATCTACCCTAGGTGGAGTAGTAAAAAAAAGCTAGAGGCTTTAATTGCCCTGACATTTGCTGATAAGTCTGAGTTAAGGAAATCAGGGCGCAACTTCACATGCTCGAAATGTGATGATTCGGTAAAGAAGTTGCGCCGATGTCAGGAAGATAGGTTTGATTTCACCGAGAAAGACAATGCGGGGCTGTGGCCGATGCAGGTTGAAAAAGGCGGAGCACAATTCGGATTCTGTCCGGGGAAAGCAACCTGGGATGGCCAAGTATCAGAGCTTTATAAAATTTTGGAGATCTCCTACCATACTAGTCACCTTCCTTTTTCCGGCCCTCTCTTAGAGCAACCTGCTTGGTTTATTGATTGCCTTCATATGTTTATGACAAGGTATGACGATCTTCGCTTTGCTTCACGACAGAAGGCAATGTGGGGAGATGGCAAAGGAAGCAAGAACAAGGGTGGAGAGAATCAAGGCCGAGGCACTAACAGGGCGAAGAAAAGAGGCAAACGCTAATGGCAATTGAAAGAGATCAACTGACGATCGGCGTCGAGCTAGACTCGAAAGGAGCTATCAAGAACCTTGACGAACTCAAAAAGGGAATCAAGGGAGTTGGCAAGACTTCTAAGCAAGCCAGCAAAGGTATAAGCTCATTTGATAAGGCATTAGATAACGCCTTTAAGTCAGTAACTCTTTTAAATCAAGGGGTCCAATTAGCGGTTGGTGCCTATAACACACTCAATAAAGCCCTTGATACTGTTACAGATGCTTATTCGAAGCAGGAAGACGCACAACGAGGATTGGTTAATACCTTAAAGCTTCAAGGTCAATTCTCACAAGCTGCTATATCTGACTTCAATGAATTCGCTACGCAGTTGCAGAAGACAACTGTTGTAGGTGATGAGGTTACACTAAGTTTTTTAAAGCAGGCTAAGGCAATGGGTCTTAGTAACGATCAATCAAAGGAAGCAGTTAAGGCGGCGGCTAATCTATCAGCGGCGACAGGCAGAGAATTAAATTCAGCCTTCGCCCAAACCCTAAAAACATTTGGCGGGTTTGCCGGTGAGCTTGGCGAAGTAATTCCTGAACTAAAGGACCTAACAGCAGCACAGTTAAAAGCTGGTAAAGCAACGGAACTTTTAAATCAGAAGTTTAAGGGTGAAGCCGAAGCCTTGGCCGAATTATTCTCAGGGTCTGCAATACAAAGAGCTAACGCCTTTGGTGATGTGCTCGAAGAGATCGGCGCTACATTTATTGAAGTCTTCGACCTTAATCAAGTAAATAAAGACGCTAAGGCATTTTTCGAAAACCTAGGCCAGTCTATAAAAGGATTCAGGGAGGCTTTAGGGAGGATTGACTTTAATAGGATCAATGAAAACCTGAAGACTATAGGGATGACACTATCTGTCATTATCCTTCCTGTTCTGATAAAAATGGCCGTACCGCTGGCCCTGGTATCTGCGAAGTTCTTAGCAATAGGCATATCTGTGGGGGTGGTTGCTGTAGCTATCGATCTCATAGCTAGGAACATGACTAATTTATCAAAGGTTGGAGAGGTAGCCCTTCAAGCTCTTAATACGGCTTGGCTCAACTTCCAGATAACAGTTATCAAAGGCTGGGAGCTTATCCTAAAGGGGGCTAAGGTTCTTATAGGATTCCTTGGCAAGATCAGTGCATCTTTTGGAAAAGTTGCTAAGGGCTTAAATAAGTCTATTGACGGTGTTATTGATACGCTTGAGAAAAATCTAAAGGTTCAGATTCAAAAAAGCACAGTAGCTGCTAATGACCTTGGCGAAGCTTTTAATGACTTAGATGATACGGGATCTCTAGGCGCAATCATTGATACTATTACCGAGATTAAAAGAGGCTTTGAGGCTGGTGTAAAACCTCAGGTTAATGCTGTCGGTAAAAGCATAGATATAGTTAATAGCAAGTTAAAAGAAACTATTAAATTAACGAAGAAAGAGTTAGGTGAGCTTAAAAAGCTTAAGTCTGAGAATTTAAAAATTGCAAATGAAATTGATTTCCAAGGAAAAAGCCAAGCTGAGATAGGTTTGATGAGGCTTCAGAATGCACTTGAAGAAATCGATGTTAGAAAAAAGGAGTTAGATTTAGGTTCTACGATTTCAAATAATCTCGCTAGGACAATACTAGAACAGCAAAAAAATCTAAATATTCTTAGGTTTCAAGGTGAAATACTTGTTAAGCAGAAGCAGGTATACGGCGAAATAACATCAGAGCTAAAAACTGCTAAGAATCAATATAAAGAACTGTTAGGTATTATCAAAACGCCTACAGATCCGGCTTTAATAAACTTCAAGCAACAAAGCGAACAATTAGATAAATTGATAAATAAGCTTAGACTAACTGGCATAGTAATCACTGACGTTAATAAGCTTATGCTATTGCCTAATATGGATGCTTCTAGGGCTAATCAAATAGTAAAAAACAGCCTAGCCATACTTGCAACGATCGAAAAGCTAAGAGACGAGCTAAATAGGACAGCACAGGCGTCTAGAGAAACGTCAATCGGTGAAAATCTTGCAAAAGGTATGAGCGGGTTTTTAAGAAAAACAAGCAAAGGGTTAGATAATTTAGCAAGTGATATTAATGGGGCATTATTTTTTGGTGCTGAGAAACTTGATGAATTGGGATGGGACGATCTTGCTGATACACTAAGGTCTAATATCAAGGGTATTCCTGCCTTTGATATGAAGATCAGCCCAGAAAGTCAAAAGGCAATCGCTTCTTTTATTGATGATACTATATCAGGCTGGTCATCAATGTTTGACGGAATTGCGGCAGGGTGGGACGCTGTAAGCTCCACCATCGGCGCTGGTATGGACTTCTTTTCTGGAGCTGCCGACTTTATAATAGGCTTTGACCAAGCTGGCATTGATGCCATGAAAGATCTACCCAGTAAAATAACCGAAGGCATGATGAATATAGGCCCTATGATCGAGTCTATAGGTACAGCTTTCTCTGAGGGTATCTCAGCCTTCCTATCAAACATAGGGACCCTTCTACAATCCCTAGGCCCTATCATGCAAAAGTTTGTCTCTAGCATCGGTGATGCTCTAATGAATTTGCTAACAGATCTCCCTGGAATCGTTTTTAAATTCATGGAGGCTATGGCCCCAGCTTTTGAAGAATTAATTAAGCGGTTGCCGGATTTGATAACTAAAATTTTTGATGCAATTCCAGCAGTCATAGACGCTTTATTATCGATGCTTCCAGATATGCTAGTTCAAGTTTTGGATGTTTTACCAGAGCTGATAGAACGCCTGATAAAAGGCGTGATAGGTATGATGGGCAAAATTATTACATCGTTGATTGATATTTTTATAACCAAGGGTGGAGCCTTAAAAATTGCCGTGGCTTTGGTAAAAGCAATTATACAATTAATCCCGGCGATCGTAGACGGCATAGCAACCGGGCTTAAAAATGCCATTCAATCAGTTCTGTTTGGGTTTAAGTATCCGCTACCAGACCTTGAGCCTTTCAAGAAGTCAGTAGAAGATTTTATCAATACTGTCCAAAAAGGAGCTGGTAAAGTTGCCGATGAAGTCTTTGCAGTTATCGATATCCCCGCCTTAGGTGACGATAGGGGCTCAGGTGATCCGCCAGAGAGAAAGTTACAAAAAGCCCTTGAAGAAGGAGGTGACAAGGTAGTCGGTGGCCTTATTGGAGCATTTTCGGGTTGGCACAAAAAAATGAAGGGGCATTTTGATGAGCTAAGGAGAACTACATCCTTAAAGGGCCTTGAGTCATTTTATAAAAAATTCTTTGGCGGAATTGTTGATCTAGCAATGCCTATTATGGGTCTTCTGTCTGTTGCTGGCGATGCGTTATTTAGTGTTATAGAGCCCTTGACATCGGCAATAGAGGCCATTCTAAAACCATTGTTAACCGGCATAGCAAGGCTACCTGAAACTATTAGCGAAGGGTTCAATGCCTTGATGAACTTCTTCACGGTAGGCTTGCCTAATGCCATTAATAGCGCCTTGCAGGGTATCTTGGGTCTAATAACGATAGTTGGAGAGACTATTATATCGGCTTTCGATCCAGTTATTCAACTCTTTGAAGACTTGGGGGCGACCGTTACAGATGCTTTTGCGGATGTGACCAATCTTTTAGATACGAACATGTCAGCTAATGTATCTGAGGCATTTACCCCAGTTATAGACGGCATAACAAACGCCTTCCAATCGGTTTATGATAACTTGTTAAAGCCATGGATTAATCTTGTTAACGGGGTCTTCCAATCGGTTTATGATAACTTGTTAAAGCCATGGATTAATCTTGTTACATGGTCTTTCCAATGGGTTTATGATGTTTTGTTAAAGCCTTTCATTAACCTTGTTACATGGTCCTTCCAATGGGTTTATGATGTTTTACTAAAACCTTTCATAGATCTTCTAAGCGGGGCTTTTAATGCCATTTCCGCCCCTTTCTCTTCCCTAGCAGATGCTCTAAATAACTTTAGCCCAGACCTTGGCGGTCTTACTGGCGGCGGTGGTGGTGGTTCATTATTAGATAAGATCAGTCCGTTTGCAAACGGCGGTATGATTGGTGGACGATTCAACGGCACAGATAATCAACTTATTGCCGGTATGCCGGGTGAATTCGTTTTAAGAAGGGAAGCAGTTTCTGGTATAGGTGAGCAAACAGTTTCTGAGATGAACAGGACCGGAAGAGTACCAAGCAGCGGGGGCAATGTAGCTCTAAATATTAATGAAGGCGCTATCACAATAATGCAGCAGCCAGGGGAGAGCCCCGAAGAACAGGCCGAAAAGATATTCGAGGAATTAAAGCAGAGATCTATCAACGGTGAAACTGTAATCTTTGCAAGCGGAATTAGGGCGGAATAAATGAGCGTTGTTATAAATGACCTTGGATATCTATCGACGCCCTATCTAGGGCTTGGGTATCTCGCTGGATATAGAGAGGGAGCCCAAGCCGCTTCCGTGACCTTTGCCACTGGTAGTTTTATCGGGGCACAAGTAGAAGGTACTATCAATGTAGAAACGGCAAAAGGCGTACAGGTTAGGACTGGAAACTTTGCCCACAACTATTGTCCCGATGATAACGGCTATCTCACAGAGCCATATTTATCAGTTCCATATCTAGGCCCAAGGCTTTGTGTCTCTGGTGGTGCTCAAGTAAGCGTGATACGCCAAGACGCCCAAGGGGCACAAGTACGCCCAGCTATTTACAACACCAATAATTTAAGGGTTATGTGCGATTTCCCAAGCCGTGGCGACGGTTCGAATTGGACAGCGAGCAGTACAGAGCCGTCTACTACTTCTTCATTTGACATATTAAATGTTAATACGGATACCACCGAGGAAAAATGGAGGAGTGCAAGTGGGACTAAGACAGGCATACTCTTGGATTGTGAAGCTGATACAGGAGTTTCTATTTTTCTGGATACCCTGGCCTTCATGAATCATAACATGACTACCTCGGCTAGTGTTGTTCTCTTCGGGTCTGATAACGCCTCACATTCACCGACTGGCGTTACGATTCCTCTTACAATGGTTGAAGATGACTTTATATATATAGCTCCAGATCTTCCCACCACCGGATACCACTATTGGCGAATAGCGATTGACGACTTAACGAATACTGATGACCATATATCAATAGGCACGATTGTTTTTGGTTCCTCCCAGATATTCCATAACGAGTGCTTTATCGATCAAGTCAAGAAAACTAGGGTAAACTATGTTGATTCAGTATTTACTGAAGCCTTCTCCAACGTCCGCAATGACCGAGGAATCAAGAACAAGGTTAAGCTAACATTTAAAAATATCAAGTTTAATGGGGGCAACTGGGATAAGCTCGTTGACGTATTCGAAGAGTCTAGAACCATCCTAAAATGTCTATGGATACCGACGCCAGCATTCCCATATCGATTCTTCACCTTTGCAAAACTCACGAAGATTCCAGAGGAGACACATAACGTCAAAGGTGAGTTTCATGATTTTGTTGATTTTGTGATAGAAACCGATGAGAGCTTATAATGAGCGGAAGCAATAGAAAACCTTTTGAAACGGCAACAGTATTAGACCAGAACTTTCTGAACTTTTGCCAAGACAACCTATCCAATCAGTTGGAGATGGTAGCTGAAATTTCTGTTCCTGCCGCTTCGTCATTCCCTAATGATAAGATCTATGTCAGCGACAGAAATAAGTATGTTGGAGAACACTTTTATGAGGCTAGGACAACCTTTCCAGTGGTCAAAAGAACCATAGGAACCTACCTAGCTCCTGATGTCGCTTTTGGATCTTTGAAGTTACAAATCAATAATGCTGATGGAAAATTTAATGAGATCTTACCGGGCGGCGTTAATTACAATCTTATGCTCAATCAGACGGTTGAAGTCAAGATCGGCCTTAGAGATGTGGAATCAACTTATATAACGATTTTTAGCGGGGCCATTACAGATATAGGAGGAGTGAGCAGGCAAGTATCCTCGTTCTCTATAACAGCTAGAGATAAATTTGATATCATGAAAGCCAAGTATCCTAATCATACTTTTAATGTTTCAGACTACCCAGATATAGCCGAAGATTTAATAGGTACCATTATCCCATATTGCTATGGAGACTGGACCGTAGAGCTTAACCCCGAGTCAGGATCAAGCGTACCAGCATTTGCTGTTAATACTCTTAAAGCTACTGTTATATCAGGTGTTGCTAATGTAGAGCTTGTGATATCAGATAATGTTAATACCCTATTTGATAATACTAAAGTTGTCTTATCTAGGTCTTCCAAATATTACCCAATAGCAGCGGCTGATATTTCCAACATAGTAAATAACAACTCCTTCGAGATAGCGCAGGGTGGGGCGACCTTAGTCGAGGGTGTAGCCTATACATTCGAAGAAGGAGATGAATTCTTTTGCCAAGTACAAGGTAAAAACCTACTTGCTTATGATGATAATCCCGTAGCCATTGCAAGAGATATTCTTGATAGTTTTGGAGGATTATCGCCGAGTGACTTTGATTCTTCATGGGACACAATCAGGGATAAAGTAGACGGAGCAGCCCCCGAAGATTCCGTAGCTAATATCAAAGCTCGCCTTTGGATACAAGAGCAGCAAGAGGCTCTTACATCGGCCCTATCTATTTTGGAGCAGATAAGAGTTGAGGCATTTATAAATAGAAACCAGAAGGTTGAGCTTTCCACCTTGCATTTTACTGATTTCGCCGTAGCTACTAGCAAGCTAACAATAAGAAATTGGGATATCGAAAGAGAAACTTTTAAGCCCAGGTTAGACCTTAGAAACCAGATCAACAGGGTTAAAGGTTTCTTTAATCGCTTGCCCGATCTGGATGACAATTTCTATTCAACAAACTTTTTCAAGAACCAAAACGCTATTGACCAAATTGGCAAGGTTTTAGAAAAAGGCTTGGTATTCCCAAATTTGTATATAAGATCTGATGTGAACAACCAAGTTGAAGAGTCTTTAAGACTAACATCAGGATTTTTTGAAGAGATCGAAGTGACCCAGACATGGCGCTCATTGCTCCTCGAAATTTCTGATTTTGTGACTATGGATATCAATATCGGGTCAACAGTTTTTGACGGCATACCTTGCCTAATCAGGGATATCGGATACAGCGCAAAGGGCTTGAAAATTCCCATTAAGTATTGGTCATTCATGACAGTGCCCTACACTGGCTGGGCTGGAGTTGGCGGCGGAATTGTTGCGGGATCTACTGCAACAATAGAAGAAGAGACTTAAAGAGGAGTAAAAGAATGACGGTAAATTTAACAGTTTCATCAGTATTCACACCGGCCACAGCTTACGCAGATGCATTGCTTGGCGGGGGCACTGGCATTGACTACGGCACCGGGGTAAATTCTCAGTGGACACCAATTATAGACAAAACAGCTAATACAGGTGCTTTATCTGTTTATCTATCTCATGATGGTGTAAACAAAATAACTGAACTTAGGAGTCATATTCAGACCTATGGCACTTCGACGGGGTTCACCTACGGTGGAACAGACAGCGCAGCCAATGATTTCACTACGTTAACAGGATTGGGTTCGGCTAGCGGATCATCCAAAAATAACGCCGATGGGCTTTCTGGTGGACTTTGGGGGGAGTGCGACGCCGATGTTTCCGCTGCAAATTTCTTTGATCGAGCTTCCAGGCCGACTCTCGTCAAAGTTTACGGTGATGCCGGCAACGGCCAGAGCCTAGCCACTGCGTACACGATCCCCGATGATTCCATGATCTATGATTCGGGGGGTGGAACTGAAACGGTTGCTAGTGCGCCCGTTGACGGCGAATTGGGAGCTTCTGCTGATACCGTTTTGGGCGATAGAAGTTTGACACGCTTTCGAGTCTATTTTCCAAATTCCTTTTCAGTTGGCGGGACCATGCAATTTGAGCAAGTTTGGACCTACGCCTTTACGACGTAGTATGGCAGCCGGGAACCCCCCGGTAACCCCCCGGGAACCCGGAAAGTTATACGATTCGGATCCTTTTGGAACGCTTGGTTATCTTTTTCTTGCTGCAGGGCTCTAAAGTGGTACGAAAAGTTATGTATCTCGAGGATTCATTATGAGTAAACATTATTACATGAGATGGGCTCTTTTTTGGCCGAACCGACACAAGGTTGGTGTGTGGTCCATGGCCTCTCCGCACGAAGTCGACGCGCCGGCTAACCAGGATCTGACAGGGCTTGAAAGAGCCGAGATCCACACAAAGCCCTACGGCGGATCACCCGCCACGAACCGGTCTGTTATCTGTCCTGGGGCGGATTTCAGTCACTTCGAATGGATCGGTCAAGTCCGACAAGCTTTTGGACCAGGCACAACGACCAGCGCTCCCGAGATTGTGGGTCTTACTATTGTTCAAAAAAACGGGAAGAAAACAGCATTTTTCAAAGATGGCACCATTAAACAAAAGGGATAAAACAAATGCCTACTACTAGCACCGAGATTTCAAGAAGTAAAATACTGCATCCTGACCAAAACCACGACGGGGGCGCAGCCCTACACGCAAAAATAGCAACGCTATTAACCACTCTTGGTGACAACGCAAATAGCAGATATACAGAACACACAGCGATTGCAAACAATAACTTCGTGACGATCGATCATAACTTTGGCGCAAACTTAGCAGAGCTTTCGGTCTTGATTTACTCGGGGACGGGCGCAACTAAGCAGCTCATCTTGGACACTGCAACAGCAGGATATGCAATTGCTGAAGAAGCAGGATTAGAAGAGACACAAGTCAGGGTTACAGCTCCAGGTTCCGGCGGCCCGCATACTTTCACTGTACTAGTCACAGATGGACAGCTCAAACCTTCAGAGCTTCATCAACTTCTGACCTCGACCCCTGGAAATGCAGCTTCGGGTACTATTAGAAAGTGGCTAGATGCTAATGGCCGGGGACTAACAAAAACATCTACCGGGGTTGTGGGGACTCGACAGACATTAACGCCTATCCATACTTCAAGCCCCGCAGTTACAGCTTTACCAGGGTTTCATTATATTATTGATTCAAGTAGTAATGTGGTGATTGTTACGATGCCCGCAACCATTGCCGACTATGACCGAATCAAAATATCGGATGGAACAAAAAGCTTTAATACTAACAAGTGTACTATTGCCAGAAATGGAAATAACATCGACGGGACAGCCGCCGACTATGACCTTAACTTTCCTGGCGATTGGATAGACTTCACAGGCGATAATACCAATTCAAATTGGATTGCTGACATTCCAACCGCTGGAGCTTCTACAGGCGGCGAATCTGGTATCAATTACATGACTAACGGATTATTTGAAAATGATGCTACAACAGGAGTAAGCAACGACGCTGGTGGAACTCCTGTTCAATTCGACGAAGAGATTGTTAGCCCTCTATTTGGTGTTCGGTCTTCTGAGCTTACTTCGCAAGCTGGTACTGGATACGTTGACTATGCTATATCTGGCATTGATCCCGCAGTTATTGAGTTAGGAATTGCTAACCTTGTGACTGGGTATCTTAAAACTGATAGTGCGGTAGCAGAGGGCGATTGGACTTGTGGAGTTTACAGCACGACAGATTCAGTTTACGTGACAGAGCAAGTTGACCTTGCTGTTGATGTCATTAACGTTTTCGAAAGGACGTTTGTTCCTTTCACGGGTAAGACCTATGTTCTACGTGCAGAATTTACTGACACGACAGCCGGAAGGATTTTGATTGTAGATCAATTGTCTATGACTCCTGGGCTCACAGCAAGCAATGGAGTTATTGTAAAAGGGCAGGAAACCACAACTTTAGCTATCGGCGATTTCTCGAATGCTACAGGATTAACTTTGGTCAATGGCTTTCTAACTCTGCAAAGACTTGGCTCTAGTGTGTCTGTAAGTTTATCGGCTGAATTTAGCGGTACAGGTACGGATGGTGGAGACTTTTATCTTGTGGTTCCAGATTACAAGAATGAGACTCTTATTTTTGATACCAGCTCAAACTACTACGGTGCGGGACTTGCCCAGAAATCACCGATAAATACTGACCAAACATTAGGTGGCTCCTTCCAAGCACAAACTAATGATAATAAGCTAGTTGTTTCAAGAATCGGTGTGAAGCTGTCTGGCTCGAATATGGGTAATGCCGCTGGACGAATCTCTAAAGTTTCTATTAGTGCTATGGTTCCTGTATCCCAGTGGTCTAATGAGGGTGTCACATTAGGTATTCAAGATTTGACTGAGAGAACTACGGCGGTTGATAATTCTGTTCTAGATATAGTGACTGCTTCTAGTGCTCTGAATAATCCGCCTACTGTAATTGACGTTGCAGAAGCTATTGCATACAAGGACACGAATTCTACTTACCGATTAAGATTTAATGTTCATTATCAATTATCATCGGCGTCTGACACTAGCTTTGCCTTCGCTGGGACAAGTTTACCTCTTACGGGGGCTGCTGCTGTTACGGCTACAGATGTACTTGAAACGGTATCTCCTTTATATGCCTCAACAGGGGGTGGTATTAATCAAGTACGCTGCAAAATGAGTGGCTCAACGACCCAGCTAGCTGTTAGTGGGGATGTAAGGTTAGCATCCAAGCCAACTTGGTTTGATGCTAACCGTGAAAATCCGGTGTCGGCTGCTGTCCATATCGACGAAGCTACTAGTACGAGATCGGGCGTTATAAAGAAAACACCTGCTCAGATAAAAACTTTAGGCTCTGATGTGTCCAACAGTGATTCGGATATACTGCAATTTAACAACCTTACGGTTGGCCGAAGGTACACATATAAAGCAATGTTAAGATATGTGCTCAATACTGCCGGAGTATTTTATAATTTTAATATTTACTCTGGCGCTACGCTATTACATGAGCACCTGCTTCGTGTAGCGATTTCCACCGACTTTAGAAATACATATGTTATTAATACAGAGTTTACGGCTGTTGGTACTACTGCTTTTATACGTTTAGCTGGTTTTGCGGCGAACAGTGGAAATATTCAAGCTAGTGGTAATTCGTTTGCAAAATTATCTGACGTTACTGACACAGAGCAAGTGGTGACAACTTGGACTTAAAAACTTTCCAATATCGGGGGGTTTAATTTTAAAAGGAGTGCATAGCATGAAAGAATTGAAGGAAGTATTATGCTTCGCCGTATGCTTAGGCAATGCCTTAGGCGAGAGTTTGAAAGATGGTGAGCTTACTTATGGCGATTCTATGAATTTTTGGGAACCTCTTTCCAAGCTTTCCGAAGCTGTCGAGGGGGCTGAAAATGTGGTACAGGAAATCAATAATCTCGATGAGGCTCAATCGGCAGAGCTAATTGCTTATGTTAAAGAAAAATTAGATTTGCCACACGAAGGAATTGAGGAAGCGATTGAAGCGGGCTTAGATATCGCCGTAGGCGTTTGTAAGTATATCAAGTTAATCAATTTTGTTTCAAAGGAGTCGCAATGAAAAAGTTAATTTTGCTAGTGTCTTTCCTATTTTGTCTTCCAGTGTTCGGACAAGATAAAAACCAAGAGTTTGAGTCTGATAGCTATGGCTATGAATACTCATGTAATCTTAAAACCTTTATCACGAGATCAAAGAGTTTTAACTACAGGCAAGAAGCCCTTGATTGGTGCCAGCCCTTTGGTAAATTCTGTGTTGCAAGGCGGGGAGCTTATCGGGGTTGGCAAGGTTATTTTGAAAGAAAATCTAATTTTGATTTTCGATCTGAGAAAAGTTGGGGTGATGCTAGATGGAATGTTTTTAAAAAGTATCAAGATCATTTAGGTCAAAACGATTACTTCCACCAAAACTTTAGGCATAGTTTCAGTTTTGACAAATGCTATTAAGATAGCGTAAAATATTAGTGACCCCCTTTTTAGACTAGACGTACTCTTGAACCCCGTGGATTTATCCATGGGGTTTTTTGTGGAGTTAAAGCATGACTGAAACAGAACAAGACATCCAAAAACTTTGCTTGAATTACCTACGTGATAACGGCTTTCTCTGTTGGAAGCAGCCAAGCCAGGGGCTAAGGGTTAATGGTGGGCGTAGGGCTAAGTGTATGGGAGGGTCAACAGTTGGGCACCCAGACCTTATGGCTATTAAAGATGGTAATTTTTATTGCATAGAAGTTAAGAAACCTGGCGGTAAAGTTCACCGATCTCAAGTAGCTTGGTTAACTTTTGCACAGATGAACGGGGCAAAGTGTATGGTAGTGAGGTCACTTCAAGAGATGATTGACAAACTTAAAAGATCCGAATCCTATAACGATTTTATTGACACTTTCGAGTGACTGGCTTAAATAAAATGTATTAGTTAACTTCTCATTATTTCGGAGTCTATTTATGTCAAGATTTAATATTGTAAAAAAATGCTTAGACGCAATGAATACAGAACAGCAGGATCAGATTATTGATAACTGTGTAAGCATCGTAACAAATGGCTCCTCTCGGTCTGTTGCTGTTAGTGCAAAGACTAAGAGAAAACCAGATGCTAGCCTTAAAGCCAAAGCCAGAACCAAGACAAGCTTTATAGTCCGTAACGAGGAATATAAAAGTTTCTCTAGTTTTTGCAAAGAGCATGACTTGAAGAAAGCGACTGTTTACGCAAAATATAGAAAAATCAAAACAGCAAAAGGCAAAATAAAGTTTCTAGATAGTTTACTAGATTCTTAAAGCGGACTCCCGATATTGTAATTGGGATGTATAATTCCTATAAGGTCATTTCTTCGTTGAATTGGCCTTATTCTTATGTAGGCGTTTTGGGCCGCTGCATCTGCCCCGGTCTTCGTACTAGATCCCCCGCCCCCGGCTTCTATCATTCTCCATTTATCAACCATGAATCCGACATGAGTAACATTAGGAACTTTGCCGTAAAACACTAAAGAGCCCGCCTTTGCTTGCGTAGTATGTGGCTGCGCCATAAAAAACATGTATAAGGCGTTGGCGGTTTGATCGCCTGGGGGGTCCATTCCTACAGAAGACAAAATCTCCTGAACTAAGCCAGAGCAATCAAAGCCAAGGATAGGATCGTCCCCGCCCCAGATGTAAGGTTTGCCGACAAACGAATGTGCATAGTTTATTAATGTTTTCATGATTCCATCTTTTTTATTAAATCGCCCAGGAGTCTAGCCGTGTTCTCTTGATTTTTGCTTATCTCTCTAAGCATCTCAACAATTTTTTCTTGTTCCATGTGCAAGTGTTTCGGGACGTACCAAATTTTACGACCTTCGTCGTCCGTTTTATTGTGCCAATCGTGCAGATCGTCAAGCTTTCTTTGATTTTCCGACGAGAGCAAGCAAATCGCTTTAGATCTGTTCATACTAATAAAGTATTTTATAATCTCTATTAAAAGGTAGAGAATGATTGCGCCTGTTGTATAGGTTTCTTCCACAGCTTCTCCTTCTTTTAAAATGTGATTATATCGTATTATACAAAAAAAAAAGCCTTCCCGCTGAGAAGACTTTCTTTTTACCAACTTAAGGATATGTTACTCGCCGGGTACTTCGTCAACAGTTTCGCAAGTAGCGACTAGAGTCTTGCCCTTAGTCGATTTCCATCCAGTCACCTTGATATTGGTATTCCCGGTTTTCTCTCTGACAATGCCAGCTATAGCGTCATTCACTTCAGTCTCGCCTAACGTAACTTCCAATTTCATAATGAATCCTCCCTAAAAATTAAAGCTTCTCAAAAGCTATCCTCTAAATAATGTGTGCGCCACATATAAGATAAAGTCAAGCGGGGCTTCATGTTATAGCCCTTCCGTTTCCTCTTTGATTGCTAACCGAATAGCCGCCTCCGTATATTCCGTCTGCCCTTCAATCAGCAGCCGATTTAACTCGCTCATGGCTTCAGGCTCGCCGTGTCCTGCTTCTTGCATTAGTTTAAATGCCAGAGCTTTCTGATGATCCGCTGCCGTATATAGCTCTGTAGCAGATACAACCATGTCGCCGGATAGATCCGCTATGCTGTCGGCGTCAATCACATTAGATTCTTCAGCCTGATTCATCTCTTCCGAAGTGTTCAGCCCTGATAAATCTTCAGGAAATGCTTTTCTCAAGGCCAGGGCCTCGGCACATTTACCGATCATGTTTTCGGGCATAGAAGCCCACAAAGGATTTGTCCTTACTTGATAACTTTTAAATCGGGCAGTAGCAACGAAGGGCTCGGGGCACCCATTCTTATATACCTCCGCTTTCGCAGCGACCGGGGCTTCGTCTTCCTCCCAAAAATCGACCCAATCCTTGCCTTTGGCTTTCCAAAAAACCTTAGTGTTTAAATGCTGTCCTGTCCGTCCAGCAATCGCTCTGAACCCGTCGATACCCGTTTGATACGTTACTTGTGGGCCATTCTTGCCATTGCGTTTTATAGCGTATATTTGCCGCTTAAACGGATTTAATCTAGAGTCAACGCAGACTTTAATAAAGGTTTCGAACTCGTTTTCGTCCAGAGTTTTGCAAATCGAATTCTTTAGATTCTGTTTATCGGCGTTGTTAAAACTTAGAGCTGTCGAATTTTGATTTATATTAGCTATCGCTGTCATTGGTCTAGTCCCCTTAAAATTAAGATAAATATGGCGGAAGATTAATTGTTTGAACTTCTTTTGTATAGCCGGGCCATTCTTTATTAGCAACGCATCTCTTATATGATTCGAGCCCATCTTTGATATGTTGTTTTGCTCGAATCAAAATATCCATTCCCACTTCTAAAATCATCCAGTCAAAGGGTGCTTTCTTCTCGATGACTGCGAAACGAAATCCTTTGGGTTTGACTTCTGAGAACAGCAGCAGATACCACATTGCTTGAATGTCATAGCGATAATCAAACATGTTATACCAAATCCCATCCCTCAGTTTGATCGTTGCTGCTGTCTTAATGTCAACTAGGAACCCGTCATTGTCCAGCAGATCCGCTTTACCTCGACACGGCACGCCGCAGATGTTTGTAAACGCCGCTAGCTCTTTCTGTGAGCTTGGCACGAGATCCAGACGCAGACCGTCGTAAAGTTTTTCTCCCATTATCTTGTAGTCTTCTACGTCCTTTTCTTTGACGACAGTTAGACCTTTGCTCTCTTGTTCTGCTTTCCATTCTTTGGCTTCCTTAGATCTAAAATCCCCGTCCCAAACCGCAAAAGTTTCTTTAAACAAATGCGGCTCAAGGGCGAAGCAATGTATCGCCGATCCATCGGCAAAGGCTTTAGACACAGTTTGTGGGGAGGATTTGGCGTGCTTGTACTTGAGGGCAGAATCAAGAAAAGTTTTAAATTGGGATTGTGAAAGGGCCGGGTGTCTAAAGTATTCGCTGTCTGGAATTTTTATAATCATTTTCTAGTCCTCTTGTTTTCGATTATTTAGTTCTAACACTATAAAAACAGAGTTGCCAGTTTTTTTTTGATTTGCCTGTAGACTTAATTTTAAAAGCGACCTATGGTTTGCCTACTAGTTATATAAATAGGTTACGGTATAATGGTTGATTCCCATGATTGCCCAAATTGCGGCTTCCCAATAGACCTAGAAATTATTCAAGAGCTTGGCGGTGATTGTGCATATTGTGGCTGTGAGATTAATATAGATACGGATTGAAGAAGTAGCCTAGCGGGTGAACCAAAACCCGCTAGACGCTTCAAAAACAGATCATTTTTCCTTTTGCGTAGGAAAGATGGGGATATATTCACCCTTGTAAGGAAGGCGAATGATGGGCGTACCTAGCAACAGCGATAGTACCAGTCAATCTAAAAAAATCCAAGATGAACAAAAGCGAAGAATATTTCATCCAGAGCCATTTTGGTTTTGTGTGAGAGAAGCTCATGACATATGGACTAGATACATATCAGCCAAGGGTCAATTTAAATGCGGGCATCTAGTCAACTGCTGGATAAATCATTTTCTATCTAAAGGTCAGAAGATCCAGGAATCCGGCAACTGGTCAGTAGATCTAGCTGAGACTCGGTGGGAGTCCAGAAAATCGATTGCCAAAAATATGGGTATCGGCCAACACACCGCCGAGGATTGTCTAAATGCTGAGAAGTTTTTAAAGAAGCATGGTTTGCTGAAAACGTCACCGATCACAGTAAACAATGAGCACGTTGGACGGTACGTTGGACTAACCAAAAAAACTATGGATCTCTTCGTCGAAGGACGCCAATTAGTCAGCCTGGTAAAATCTAACACACCCCCCCCACCCCCTCAGGTAAATCCTACCACCCCCCCTGGTGAAATTTACCAACAGAGTATTAGACCCAATTTAGTATTTAATAATTTTATACCAGAGCCCCAAAAACCTACCCGCATCAACCCTAAACTTGGTTTGATGGACTGGTAAAAAATAAATTTTTTTTGTATGTAACTGTTCGGCTCAATATCGAGATGAACCACAAGGAGGACTAGAAATGATAGACACGATTACCCAAGCCTTTTTGCACTGTATGGCAGATCAACGAAGGTTGGCTAAAGGAGAAACCCTGGCCTTTGGCCCGAATCATGGGCTTTCCATTTGGATCAATGAAAACAATTTGAGAACTAAGCTAGGACTAGCAGCGAGAAACTCAGGGCTAAATTTTGGGCAAGTGCTCTCAATGATCCCAGGACTAGCTGAATATTGCGCCAAGAAAAACATCATGGCCGATCAGATCCCAAACGAAGCTTTTAAGTATATTGTATATGGTGCCAAGAAGACCGTAGATGCCCCACAATCTACGCAAAGCTCAAGACAAGGGCAAAGCCACAAGAAGGAAAAAGAGGCCCACAGGCGAGAGATTGAGAAGCTGTGGAAAGCTCCGATTCATGGCAAAGATGAGAATTGCGACAGCTCCCACTATTGCAACTGGGCACTACTAAATGATGTTTACGACCAACTAGCTGCCAGATACACAATCGGCCAACTTAAATCCCTTCGGACGGCTTGGCCCAAATTCAAACTTGGGATCGATTGGGGAGATATTCTCCTGTGGACAAAGCAAAGATTCGACGACCCGGCAGCCGATGACTTCATGAGCTACTTTTCTCTTCTAGCCAAATCCTCGATGCTCGAAGGTCATATCTGTGAAGCCGATTTTAGGGAGAGAGGAAAAGGCCAAATTGGTCTTCAGTATCCATACGACGAAATCAGGATTAAAGCGGTTCTAGTCTCTCGACCGATCTCAAAATCAGATCAAAAGTCTTTGACCGAAACTGAACAAAAAGCAGAGACAGCTAAAAAGATTGAAAAGCTCGAAGAAATTCAAAAAAAATATGGTTGGTTTAGAGACACTTCAGGAAAATTAAGGCATAAAGATTTTTAGGTATTGACGTTGGGAGCCCAAAGACCAAGAGGACTAGTCCAAACCCTTAGGCTCCCTTTTCCCAGACTCCGCTAGAAGTAAGGAATATTTAACATGGCACAAAAACACACTAATGCACAATCACTTTTATCCTTGTTAATAAACGGCTATGAGTTCACAGCCCTAAAGTTTAAGATCCAGCCGAATTATTTTATGTATATTGATGACAAGATAATTTGGGAACTACTCCAAGAGTTCTGGAATAATTCACAGGAGATTTCCCTCGATATTCTGTGGAGAGAGTTCAGAAAGAAGAGTAGGCATCAAGACCCAGGCAGCTATTTTGCTTTCGTGCTTACCGGACCTATAACAGAGAATCCCAATTATTACGCCAAGGGCATGATTGCCGACTACCTTCAATTCCAGCTTAGGGATGCAATCCAAAAGACCCAGACGACGCCGGACTATGCGGATAAGGTTGTCATACTAAAAACTAAGTTAGACGAGTTAGACGGGTTAGACATCGAAGGCGATAAGACTTACTTTACTCTCGGCGAAATTACACAAGCACATGCTGAGTATATGCAGTTGAAGATCGACAATGAGCATAATTTTGTAACTTCTGGCTTCGCAAAGCTAGACGCAAAAATAAGATTTGGTAATGGTCATTTTATTGTAATTGGCGGTAGAAGCGGTATGGGAAAGTCAATGTTCATGTCGAACATGATCCGCTATCAAGTTAGAGCTAAAAAGAAGATAGGATTATTCTCGCTAGAAATGAGCAAAGAAGAAGTTTTTGATATGATGCTGGCCCAGCAAATAAAAGTCCCATATTCGATCTTAAGAAATCCAAAGGATCTGACAGAAGATCACTTTGACTCCCTGCATGGTGGACTGATGAGCCAAGTAGATATTAAAAACTTTCTAACGATTTCAGATCAAGCTGCCGTTGACATGGATTACTTGCGGAAGACTGCCGCCGATATGAAACTAGCGATGGGCGGGCTGGATGCTATTTGGGTAGACCATCTCCACTTGATGAAACAAACAGGATTCAAGGGGATTCGAGAGATGTTTATTCATTTCTCAGGAGCCTTAAAAGAGCTAGCAAAAGAGCTAGATATCCCCGTAATAGTCCTAGGACAGATCAACAGAGAAGCAGACAAGAGGCCCGACAAAAGGCCAGTTATTTCAGATCTAAAAGAATCGTCTTCAATTGAAGCCGACGCCGACGCTATTCTCTTTGCGTATCGAGAAAGCTTTTATCAAAGCAGCGATTCCGATGGTAACGAGATCGATCCGAACAAGTGCGAGCTTATAATAAGAAAAAACCGACATGGCGAAGAGAGCAATGTCAGTGTCCATTTTTCCGGTGATGCAGTTTATAAAACTATTAGACAGATTTAAAATCTGGTAGGATTTGATTTCGGGTTCCAGGGGCTTTCCGCTTTGATCTCAAAATACGGGAAGCCCCTTTTTTTATTCGTTCTGTGAAACTGTAGGAAATATAGCGTTCCTACGCCTAGCTAGATCCCCCGCCTTTATCATGTCTGCAGATATAAGCATCCGAACATACCAACTCATAGTTCCAGTTTTCCCAACTTTCTTTTGCAAATAATCTTTGTGTTGATCTTCGACGTATAGCGTTATTTTTTTCATTATCACCCCATTGCACAATCTATTAAAGATCTCATATATCCAGCTTTTGTAAGATTATTTGCTTCAGTTTTTTTTGCCAGAGCTTTGTTCAAATTGTCGGGGAGAATTAAATTTATTCTAAAATCTTTTGTTCCTTCTCGATTGATCTCTGTAAGTTTTTTTTGTTTTTCCATGTCGCTGCTTATTAATGACCTAAGAAATTGGGTAGGCGTTGATAAGCAAGCCTTGCTGCTTTCCATAATAAACTCGTATCTAGTAGCATCTAAAACTAACATAATTCTCTTTGGCTTTGCGTTGCCAGGATCAATTCTTTGCATGTCTTCCCCCGTTTATTTAGTCTATTAATATTCCTATATTCGTTCATATAATCAAGCTCTAATTTGTGATATGATTAGAATCTCCCAACAAACCTAATCAAAAGGATTTTATATGCGCTACTCACTAACAAGCTCGGTTGTTCTTTCAGAAGATACAAGCTCCACACCATCCAAAAAAATCTACGAAGACGATAGCCGAACAATCGTTGATACTACGACATTTACAGAAGGGGCTAGCGGATTTACAACCTACGCCCCTTCAGCCGCAGACGTAGCGGTACCACTCGGCGGCATCGTGGCCGGGAAATGGATTTATCTAATCGGTGACGCAAGTTTTAGTTTTAAAGTAAGTGGCGGGGCTGCGTTGACAGTACCAGCAGATCGTCCGTGCCAGTTATTCGTTGACTTCACGGCGCTAACGATTTCAAACCCTAGCGCCGGAAGTTCGGTTTCTGTGTCGTGGGCTATTGCTGGCTCAGACTAAAAAGAAAGTTACCAGTCGAAACCTATGCCCCCGGTAAATGTTGCCGATTTTATGTTTTGACTGGTGATGGCTGTCATACCAAGATTTACGTTTTGGTATAATCTTCTGGAGAAACTAAAGCCCATAACAGGATCTCGTTTGGGCTTTATTATTTGCCCACCGTCTACCTTTCTTCTTTGTAACCCGGCAGGACCAAGGCCAGCATGAACCGTAAACCTATTGTTCAGAACAACAGTTCTATTAGCCTCTACCCTTATGCTGCTCCGTAGTCTTTTTAGTTTGTGTTTAGTTTCCGCAAGTTCAGCCCGTAGCTGTATCACTATAATTCTTGCTCTCTCCGCTTGCTCCCTGGAAACCATTTTAAAATCATTTGAAGAATATTTTCTTTTTATTCCGTCGTTCGTCTGGACTTCAATATTGCCGTTCACTAAATAGCTCGGTATTTTTTCGGCCAATGCAGCCGCAGGGAAAAATAGAATTAGTAAAAAGAATTTTAGCATTTACCTCTCCTGTGTTTTATTAAATTTAAGTAGCTTAAAACATATTCGCTTGTAGTCACTTTGATGCTTTTCCAGGCCCATGTCTCTTGGTGTGATCTGGCATCTCTACAAGCGCAAATCCAAAATTCTTTTTCGTCGCCAATGGGGCCAACGGGGCCAGGAGAGCCGTCTTCGCCAGCAGGACCAACGGGGCCAGCAGGACCAGCAG